AAAAATTTAACAATAAATATATTGCAATTCACATAAGATATCCAGATAGATTTCCCAAAAATAAAACTTTAAAAGATTGTGCTAATTATGATGAAAATCAAATATTTAATATAATTGAAAAAATGAAAAGGGAAAAAAATATTGATCATGTATTTATAGCTACCAATAATGTAGAGATTATTAATAATACTATATTAAAAGAATATAGAACATATGATGTAGATGTAGAAAATCCAATAAATTCATTTATAGAACAATATATATGTTGTTGTTCAGACCATTTCATTTTATCACGATATAATGATTATAAAAAATTAGATGACAAACATGTTAGAAGTACTTGGGCATCATTTGTTTATGATTATAGATTGCTTAAAAATAATAACAAAAATAATTTATATTTAGATACATTATTATGAGTGATACAATAATTATATTAACTACTACTGTTCAAATATTTAATGTTTATAAAGTTTTTCAACAAGATAAAAACGAGAGATTAAATACTTATCTAGATGCTATAAAAAAATGGTTAGAAACAGATTTTAAAATTATTGTTGTAGACAATTCCGGATATACATTTCATGAATTAGAAAAAAATGATAACCTACAAATTATTTCTTACTACTATGATAATATTGATGTTCATGAAGAAAATAAATTTATATTATCTAGTACGGAAAAAGGGCACCATGAAATGCTTGCTATATACCATGCATTCGACAATATACCTAGTAATTGGAAGTATGATAAAATATTTAAATTGACAGGGAGATATTTTATACCAAATTTTAAACATTATATTGATAACATACCACAAGAGGCTTTATACTATATACAAAATAGAGATGTTATGTGTGAACTATATGGTGGTAAGAAAGATAATGTAATGGAATTATTTAAATTACCTACTATTAAAAATAAACGGCAAATATCTGAAACCATTAAAAAAGAAAGAATAGATGAGATATTGAAAAGGTCAAATAATAAGAATATTGTATACAAGTTTCCAAAAATTTCAGTTGATCCTGTAATTAAGGGGTCTAGAGATACTATAATGACGAAAATATAAAATATATTTATAGTGATATATTTTATATGAATTTACTGATAGTGAATAATGACTATTTTCATTATGAAATAATTGAATCCATTATAGTTCATTATGATAAAATTCTCTCTATCGATAAAAATAAAATTTCTAATATTATTTTAAAAATTTGTGATAACGATAGTTTTATAGAATATTTAAAAAAGAAATATCCAAAAATTATTATAAATAAAAATATGTATTTTGGAATGAAGTATTTAATTAATGTATCAATATATAAAAAAGATCATCATCTATTAGATAAAATGCCTAATAGTTTTTACATTAGTCATGAAGTAGATGATGAATTAAAAAAATATAATAATGTTATATTTACAACGCCTCTGTGTAAAACAAATAAGTATATGTATTTTACTGAATTACCTTTTAAAAATGAAAAACGAAATTCAGAAATACCAATATTTATTATTCAAGGAGAATTAAAAAGAAGAAATTGGAACTTAGTAAAAAAAATCCTAGAGAGAAAATATGATATAGACTTTAAAATAAAAATAGTTGGTAAGGGGGAAATTCCAAAAGTATTAGAAGATTTGTTACATAATTATAGCGACAAATTAATTTTAAAACGGAATCTTAATTTTCAAGACTATCACCGAGAGTTTTTAGATTGTTATGGAATTATTCCTCTTATTAGTAAAGAGGAAAACGCTTCTTATTATAAAAATAAATTAACATCTTCTATTAATTATGGCTTAGCTTATGACCTATGGTTTTTAATAGACAAGGATTTGCAGGAGATTTATAATTTAAAAAAAAGTAAAACTTATACAGACAACATTGACGACATATTTGAAAATTTATTGAAAAATTTGCAGTAAAAAAAAATTGATCTAGTTTGAAGTTAAAATGCTTAGTCAGAAAGTATATATATCAAAATGAGTCAGAATAAGAATATTCAACTTGGATTGTGTTGTCTAAACACACAACTTCGTGAACAAAAACCTCCTGTTTTTGCTTCCCGTAGTATTATTTTAAAAACTTTTGAAACAAAAGGCGTTGATCACCTTAAAGAAAAAATTTTACAAAATTTACAAGATGTATTAAGTATGATGGACTGGAATGAAGCAAATGGAATAAAAGTATTTAGATTGAGTAGTGAGTTATTTCCTCATAAGTCAAACAAAAGAGCACCTGATTATGATTTTGATTTTGCATTAGATTTGCTTCAACAAATTGGTAACAAGTCAAAGGAGTTGAATCAGAGATTGACCTTTCATCCAGGACAATATAATTGTATTGGTAGTCCAAAAGAAGATGTTATTGCTAGTACGACAAGAGATTTAAAATATCACGCGGATGTTCTTGATCTAATGGGATTAGGCAAAGATTCAGTGATGGTAATTCATGGTGGGGGAACATATAAAGATAAAGAAACAACAAAGCGTAGATGGTGTGATAATTATTTGAAAATGCCTGAAAATATAAGAAACAGACTGGTTCTTGAGAATTGTGAAAGAGATTTTTCGATAAAAGATTGCTTAGAAATATCAGAAAAAGTAAATGTACCGATTGTGTTTGATACACATCATTTTGAATGTTATCGATTTTTACATCAAGATGAGGAGATGGAACAACCAGATTATTATATACCACTAATTTTAGAGACATGGAAAAGACGCGGTATAAAACCAAAGTTTCATGTAAGTGAACAAGGTAGTGGTCGCGTTGGTCATCATAGTGACTATATTGAAATGATTCCACAATATCTTTTAGAGATACCAGAAAAATATGGTCTTGATATTGATATAATGATAGAGGCAAAAATGAAAGAAAAATCAATATTTAAGCTTTATGATAAATATCCTTGTTTATGTTGTAAAATTTAATATAAATTTAAATCATTAGTAATCATGTATCTACTAGATAAAGGCATGTAAATTAATTCTTCTTTTAACATACTAGTAAACATATTTATTCTATTAATTTTATCATTTATATAATTAATAGAATATTTATTTTTATCATTTAGTTCATATTTAAATTGTTCAAATTTTTTTTTTAGTTTTAATGATATTCTTAATCTATCTTTTACTTTATATGCGTTAGTCATGTTATTGATAGTTAATTAAATATTTTATTTTATATTAAATCAATTTTATTATATATAAATATAATATGTCGAATTTCTCACCTTATAATTTAAAATTAAAAACACGAAATTTTCCAAACAGTATTCCTGCTTATATTGAAGTTGCAAAAGGTTCTAGATTTAAATATGAATGGGATAACGATATTCATTCATTAGTATTAGATAGAGTATTACATTCTTCTGTAGTTTATCCATATAATTATGGATTTTTTCCTCAAACATTATGTGATGATGGAGATCCATTAGATGTACTAGTAATGTGTGATGGAGAATTATTACCTGGATGTGTAGTAAATGTGCGCCCCATATGTTATATGATAATGGAAGACGAAAAAGGATTAGATGAAAAGGTTTTGGCGGTTGTAGACAAAGATCCTAGATTAAATGAAATAAACACACTAGAAGATATTCCAAAACATATAATTGACGAAATAAAAAATTTTTTTGAAACTTATAAAATATTAGAAAAAGATAAATGGGTCAAGGTTGGTGATTGGAAAAATAAAAAAGATACTTATAAATTAATAGAAGAATCACATAAAAAGTATAAAAATAATTTTTTTAAATAACCTCCAAATCTTTTAAGTGCCAATATTCAGAACCACCTGATGGCAAAGGTCTTCTGATAATAAAAGGCATTTTTTTTTCTTCTAATTCTTTAATAGCGATTAAATATCCATCAATAATATCGTTTTGTACATCAACAAATGGTTTACTTCCATTATTTATTTGTTTTGTTCTTTCTCCTAGAACTCTCGTTTTTTCATATTTTGTTAAAATTGGAATAGTTCTATGAAGATCATCAATAATTACATTTTTATTATTTCTAATAATTTTACACATAGATAATATTTCATCAAAATTATGAATCTTTGATTCTTGATGGTATTGTAATAAATAATCTTGTTTTAACTCATTATCTAATTTTTTAAAGTCATTTTCATCATAGTCATCTGATTCACTGTCAGAATCATAATCTATCTCGGAAGTAATTTGTTGTGATTCTTCAGGAGGAGGAGGTGGAGGATAATCAGGTGTATTGTCTGCTTCTTCTGCTGCTTCTTCTTCTTCTTCTTCTTCTTCTTCTTCTTCTTCTTCGTTGATATGTTCGTTTTCTTCATCATCATCTTGATCAACATCAGAATCATCGCTATCATTTTCTTTTGGCTTTAGAGTAATATCGTCTTCGGTATCACTAATTTGTTCTTCTAAATCATCATTACTCATTTCAGATAATTGTTCATTTTCAAATTCAGACATATTGTTATAATATTATATTATAAACTATTTTCATATCAATTTTTTTTAAATAAAAAATATAATATTTTTTTATTTAAATTTTTTGACTAGTTTTCCATGTATAATTACAATGCGAACATAAATAAATATACCTTAAATTTATATCATCATATCTTATAAAGATTACTTCATTAGAAGGGGGATTTTTTTCGCTATTAGTTACACATGTAGTATTTGGACAAGGTACATTGTCAATTCTAGGTAATGTAGGGTCTAATACTGTATAGCGGTTAATATAATTATTATAATTTTTTACCTGTTTTTTAATATTAACATTTGAGACACAATAATTATCCACGATATCTTCGTTAGTATTACCGCAATTTCTACAATAATGAACTAATTTATTAGAATCATCACTGTCAATCTTAATATAATACATGTTTTTACATTTTTCGCAGAAATGCATATTGGTTTATATATATTAAAATTATTATTATTCTTTATTTCAATTTTTATTTAAATGTTTTTATAAAAAAGATTTAATTTTTTATATATATTATTATAATCAATTTTAGCTTTCATATTATAAATATTGGTTGATAATAAAAAACTATTTTTATTTTCTTTTTTTAAAGCCATTATTTTTTTTTTAACAGTCTTAAAATTATCTTTAAAATGTTCCATAACCTCATCGTAGAATTTATCTACAAATAATTGATTTTTTTCATTATATACGATATCATAAATGGCTATTTCATAATTTTTATATGCTAATATTTGATTATATTTTTCAAAATCACTATGTGTTTCTGTAACACCTGGTTCATTTAACAGTGGTTTATTGTTAAAAACAGTAATTAATGTTAATAGTATAGAGGTGATACTTTGACACGATGTCCATTGTTCGCCTCTCCATGTATTTAAAACAGATAAACAAACCTTTCCACTTCTGTATAAATTTGGATTAAAACGAGTGATACCGTCATTTGTTAAATAAGTTAATTTTGGAGGACTATAAGGATAATCACATGGAAAATTTAATTCAAAAAAATAATAACCATTTTCATACGGCGTATCAGATGGTCCTATTACTAGAGCATATCCTTTTAATATATCATCCTCATCGTGTTTATAGTATAGTCCTTGGTCGTGCAATGGATCATTTTTAAGTTGTCTAACATCTTTAATTAATCTTTTAACTGATTCTTTTGAAATAGTTACTGACATAATAGAAACAATATATAATTAATGTTAATTTGTTCTTAATATTAAAATTATATTCGTTTATTTTTGAATTTAAAGAATTAACAAATATTAAATTGATATAAAAATTTAGGAGTATTATATATCATAAAAATGGACAATCTATCTTATAATGATACATCAAGCTTTTTATTTCAACATTACCATGAAAAACCAAGTGAAGAAAACAATAATAAAATCCAAGAAATCACCCATACTAAAATTGGCTGCAAAGATTTAGGAATTTCAGGGGGTGCATATCATATTCCAAACGATAAACTAGAAGAATTCTATAGTTTTTATGTCCAAGATGTCTTTACAAGAAGAAAAGATTTCTATCTAACAGAAAAGCAAATATCAAATGGTCAAATTATGATTGACCTAGATTTTAGGTATGATAATTCTGTTAAAGAAAGACAGCATGGTGACGACGAGATTATAGAACTACTAGAATTATTAACCGACAATTTAAAAAATATTATAAATTTTAATGATGGAGATAAATTTGATATCTTTATCTTTGAAAAGGAGAGGGTAAATGAATTAGATGATAAGACTAAGGATGGAATTCATATTTGTATTGGAATTAATATGATTCAAGATGTCCAACTTTATTTACGAAAATTAGTAATAGAACAAGTATCTAAAAAAGGTAAATTATCTAAAATACCTTTAACTAATGATTGGAATTCTGTGTACGATGAAGGTATTGCAGCCGGAACAACCGGGTGGCAATTATATGGTTCTAAAAAACCAGATCATTTACCATATGAAATGACCTATCATTTTAATGTTGGTTATGACCGTAGTCAAAATGAATTTGATGTAGACCAGATTGATGTAAATGATTTCAATTTACATCGAGATTTTAAAAAATTAAGTGCAAGAACTATTAATCCTACAGAGTATATAGTAAAAAATGATATATTAGAACTATGTTTATCATCTGGTGGTATAAAAAAGAAAAAGAAGCGATTTAATTTGATTAAAAAGAAAACGAATATGAATGAAATTTCTGGAGAAGACGATTTAGAAGAAGCTTTAAATAATATGTTTAATTCATTAAAACCTGCTGATTATTATATTAGAGAAGCACATAATTATTCTGTAATTTTACCAGAAAAATATTATGGCGAAGGGTCATATGATAAATGGATTCGCGTTGGTTGGGCATTAAAAAATACAGATAATAGACTCTTTTTAACATGGGTGAAATTTAGTTCTATGTCAAAAAGTTTTAACTATAATGATATTCCTGATTTGTACAATATGTGGATGAATTTTGACGATGAATCCACTAATAGTGGTTTATTAACTTATCGTTCTATTATTTATTGGGCAAAGCAAGATAGTAGCCTAGACAAATATAAACAAGTTCATGATTCTACTATTGATTATTTTATTGAATTAACATTACCACAGCCAGATCAAGTAAAATATGCAATTGTGGAATTTGACTTGGCAATGGTTCTTTATCAAATATTTAAGGATAGATTTGTTTGTACAAATGTAACAAAAAATGAATGGTATGAATTT